GATCTGGCGCCCGAAAAGCCTTTACACCCCGGCGAAAGCGGGGTATGATTTCCTTGAGGCTGCCGCAAACCAGCTTCAACGGATGGCCGGACCCGCCGCGTCGCTCCCACGACGCGGCCCCGGCTCACCTTGGGAGAGGTGAACAGTGACACTTCGTGTCCGCGATTGGAACAAGCATTTTGAGACGGCCGCCAGCCGAAAATTGGTGAAGTTGGACTGGGTGGCGATACCGAACAAGATGGACGGGTTGGGATATACCACCCTCGTAGATCATCCCCGAGGGGCGTCTCATCTCGGGTCCTGGTACGCCATCGTGGAGATCGCATCCAGGCAGAAAAAGCGCGGTACGCTCCCGGATGGACCCGGCGGGGTCTGTTTGAACCTTGCCAGGCTGTCTCGGTTGCCGGCCGCCGAGTTCGAGGAAGCAATTCCGCGATTGCTTGAAATTGGATGGCTTGAACAAGTCGATTCGATTCAAGCAGATACAGAGAATCCGCCAATCATCCGCCAATCATCCGCCAGTAATCCCCCATCGTCCACCACTTCGTTGGGAGACGTTGGCGGATCTGTTATGTTATGTCCTGTAATGTCTTGTAGTGTTTCATCATCAAACCTCAAAGAAGAAAAAGTTGTTTTTTTTAAGAAGTTTGATGATGAAAAACCAACACAACAAAAAGCACAAAACAGGCGATCCCCCGAGGAAGAACTGCGCGCGATCCATGAAGAGAAAACCGGCATCCGAATCTCGCCCGATGTCGAACGTCGCATCTGGGAACTGGTCGAACTGCGAGACGTGCCGCGCGTTGAATTTATTGAGCGACTTCGTCCGCATGTGCCGAATACCTGGGAGAATCCGGCCGGATTCCTGACATCGTTTGCCAAACGAATCAACCAGGTTGTGGGCACGGAAATCACGATTCCAGAGTCTCCTCCGGAGCCGTCAAAGAACCCGAATGGACGTTGCAGCGCATGCAACGGGCTCGGCAAGGTGGGTGACGAATGGTGTACCTGCCAGACCGGTCGGGACTTCCACGCGCTGGAACTTCGAAGTCTCGGGCGAAAGCAAATGGCATCCGCGCCGGCAGAACAGGCACAAGCGAAGGCGCAAGCATGATCATCTCCGAATTTATTGCGATTCACGGCCAACCTCCGTACGATCTCAACTTCTGGCCAGGCGGCGTGGACCTCTCACGCTGGGGCAACGAGTGCAAGCGCGGTCTCCGTTACGCCGATACCGGCACGGCGGGGCGCAAAGAGCGCGGGTCCGCCATCGATGGCTACGACCGACAGCAGGCGCGCAATGGCTGACACCGAGCGCTACCAGATGCACTGCCAGTACTGCCAGCAGCGATTCGAGGGCAACACGGTAGCCGAGGCATTGCGCAAAGTCGAAGAGCACGAGCGGGAGAAACATGCCCCTGTGCATTGACCTGTATGCGGGTCTCGGCGGCTGGACTGACGGATTCCTGGCCGAAGGTTGGGACTGCATCGGGTGCGACATCGAGCGGCATCAGTACGGCGAATCGCGCTATCCGGCGCAACTGGTGCTGCAGGACGTGCTCACGCTCCACGGATCGCAATTCCGGCACGCTGACATGATTGTGGCCTCGCCGCCCTGCCAGGCGTATTCTTACCGGGCGATGCCCTGGAAGCGCGCAAAGGCTCTTCCGCCGCCGTCGAACGATCTCTTCGACGCGTGCTTCCGGATTCAGGCTGAAGCGTGCGCCGCGGCCGGTCGCCATGTGCCGATGGTGGTGGAAAACGTCAAGGGCGCCCAGCCGTGGGTTGGTCGGGCAGCGTGGCACTTCGGGAGCTTCTATCTGTGGGGCGACGTGCCGGCGGTGATGCCGATTATCCCGCCGCATCGCAAAGTGCCGGGCGTCAACTTCCACGCGCATGAGAAGGGGATTGCTGGCGGATCGTTCCAGAGCGCGGCGGTAGCGCAAGGCGTCAAGCAGCGGGGCAGCGGGCCGGAATGGTTCGACAAGGCGCTGGATGAGCGGCGGAAAGCGGCGACGTTGACGAAGGACGATTCGCGGCTTGTTGAAGGCCGGAAAGGCTTGGACGGTAAAAGCGCCATTCGGGACAGGAGCAAAGATCCGCGCAAGAGCCACGGCAACAGCAATTCCCGCAAGGCAGCTTCGGCCATGATCGCCAAGATACCGGAGGAGTTATCGCGGTACATCGCCCGCTTCTACCGGACACATGAAGCACAGCGTGCTCGCTAGATCTGTCAAAGGTGCTACGATGCGGGCTGAGAGGATTTTACCGGATTGTCCGCAAAAGAGCGCAAGATCGAGGGCTTCCACGTTGAAATGTGGGATATCGACCGTCCAATCGACTATCCGAAGAACGCGCGCAAGTGGTCTCCAAAGGCGGTCGAGAAGGTGGCCACCAGCATTCGCGAGTTCGGCTGGCGGCAACCGGTCGTAGTCGATTCCGCGGGCGTCATCGTCATCGGCCACCTGCGCCGCGCCGCCGGCAAGAGCATTGGACTGACCGAGTGCCCAGTACACGTGGCTGCCGATCTCTCGCCGGCAAAGATCCGCGCGCTACGCCTGGCTGACAACCGCACGGCGCAAGAGGCTGAGTGGGATCTCGACATCCTGGCGAGCGAGTTCGCGGACCTGAAGACGTTCGACTTCGATCTGACCATCACGGGATTCGATCTAACCCAGGTAGACGGTTATCTTCGTGGCGCTAACTTCCAGCCAGGTACCGAAGCCGAGCAGGGCAGGTTAGATCAAAAAAAGCCCATCAAATGTCCGGAATGCGGTCATGAGTTTACGCCTTGATTGGTGCTCGCATGAAGCCGCTCGCTACGCCTGCGAGCATTGGTATTCGCGATCTGAAATGCCGGTTGGCAAGCTCGTAAAGATCGGCGTGTGGGAGGATGGACAGTTCGTGGGCGTCTTGATCTTCGGCTGTGGCACTGGCGGCGTGGCGAAGATCGGCGAACGACTCGGCGCGGGACCGTTCGGAACGGCAGAGCTTTCACGAATCGCGCTCAAGAGCCATAGCGTTGAGGTGAGTCGGATTATTTCTATCGCCTGTAAAATCCTGCATCGTGCCCAGCCGGGCTTGCGATTACTGCTCACGTATGCCGATCCGAGCACAGGACACCACGGCGGAATCTACCAGGGTGCCGGCTGGACGTACATCGGCAAGAGCGCGCCGGACTCGATGTATCGTGATACTGCCGGGAACATACATCACTCCCGACAGGTGAGCGCGAGCGGCTGGAAAATGAGCCGCGGTAAGGTGGTGACGGTAACCAACAAAATGCAGTGTGAGCGCATTCGACTGGAGCCCAAGCATCGATACGCGCTCGGTCTTGACGCCGAGATGCGTGATAAGCTTGAGACGATTCGCCAGGCGTATCCGAAGCGCGTCCGTAGTGATCTAGCTGACACGCCCGCCGTCCAGGCGGGAGAGGGCGATGCGATTTCGACCCGGACGCTCCAATCCGATATAGGGGATTCTCCCCATATAGGACCCCCTCAAAAGCCGCTAAAGTGATTGATGTGATTAACGTTGCCTGTCTATATCCCCACCACTTTCGCGCAATTCTGGAAGGTCGCAAGCGGACTGAATGGCGTGATCGTAAGCGTCCCGATAGACGCCTGGAGAGCATCAAGACGGGCGAACTGATCGTGTTCCAGGAGGCGCTCTCTGATCGCGTGATTCTCGCCACCGTCTGCCACGTCAAGCGCTTTCGACGCGCGAGCGCGTATCGCTACGGCATCCGTCTTGCCGAGCCGATGCTCGACTACGCCCCAGGGATCAAGCACTTGCAGGGCTGGCAGCGGCGCGATACACTGTAGTCAGTGCGAACTAAGCCGCCATACGAGCCCAGCGACAACGACCGCTGCATGGTGCGCAACATGGCCGCCGCCGGCATCGCAGCGAACTGCATTCATCGGTGCCTGCCGAATCGCCCGAAGTCCGAGAAGACCTTCCGCAAAGCCTTCCGCGAAGAGCTCGATACCTCCGCTGATATCGTGAGCGCGAAGGCAATCAGCAACCTCGTGGTAGCCATCGACGCGGGGCAAGCCTGGGCGATTTGTTTCTGGCTGAAGTGCCGCGCCGGGTTCCAGGAGACGAGCGCGCACCGCTTCGTGGCGAAGGACGGCGAGGATCGCAAGATGGACATGGAGGCTGTCCGCGCCTTCATGCAGTCCGATGACCGATCCGGTTAGGTTCCAGGAGAAGTTCCTCGGCCGCAAACTCTGGGCTAAGCAGCAGGAACTCTGCCGCGCCATCACGACACACCCATCAGTCGCCGTCAAGGGCTGCCACGGTAGCGGCAAGACCTTCGCCGTCTCCGGCATGGTGCCCTACGAGCTCACCGGCCAAGACGAATCCATCGTCCTCATCATGGCGCCCACCTTGCGCCAAGTGAAAACCGTGTGGGGCGAAATCACGGCGGCGATCAGCGCCAGCAAGATTCGCTATCCGGAGCCGACTACGACGCGCTGGGAGATTTCGCCGAAGTGCTACGCGCAAGGATTCTCGAGCAGCAAGGGCGTCAATGCGCAAGGCTTCCACGGGCGACGCGTCACCATCTTCGCGGATGAAGCCATCGGCATATCGTCGGACATCTGGGACGCTATCGAAGGCATCCGCTCTGCTGGCGACGTGCGCCTCGTGACTCTCTGCAATCCGACCGTGCCCGCGGGCCCGGTGTACGAGAGCTTCACCAAACTTCGCGGCACGCCTGGCCATTGCTGCATTACGATCTCCGCATTCGACACGCCGAACCTGGCCGGTCTGACGCTCGAATCGTTGATGGCACTCCCCGAGGATCAGCTCGACTATGCGCCGTTTCCGTGGCTCACCCGGCGACGGTGGGTACGCGAGATGTATCACAAGTGGGGGCCGCAGAATCCGCGGTTCCAAAGTCGCGTGCTCGGCGAGTTCCCCCAGCAAGGCCAGTGGGCGGTATTCTCCCTGGCCTGGATCGAGCGCGCCGACCGAGAGCCCAATGCGGACGAACATCGCGCGTCTAAGGGATGTTACATTCAGGTGGGCCTGGACGTAGCGGCCGGCGGCGATGACGAAACGGCGGCCTGCGCCCGCGTAAATGGCACGATACTGGCGCGAGACTCCTGGAGCGAGGCCGATCCGCGTGGTTCTGTCGTCCGCTGGCTGCGCGGACTATCGGAGCGCTTCCGGCTGCCGGTTGGGCTCGTGGTAGTGGACACGGTGGGCGTCGGCCACGGCATGGCGCTGCATATTGCCGACTGCGGATTCCCGGTGTTCGGCTTCAAGGCAGGGTCGAGCCCGATGGACAAAGAGCAATTTCTGAACGCCAAAGCGGAGTCGTATTTCAGATTGCGCGATTGCTATAAAGAGAATTATATCAGTCACTTATCGGACGCCATCGACGAAGACACGAAGGCGCAATTATCAGGCGTAGAATATCGCGAACTCTCCCACGGTCAGATCCAGGTAGAGCCGAAAGAGGATGCGCGGAAACGCGGCGTGCAATCGCCGGATCGTGCGGAAGCTGAAGTCATGGCGTTCTGTCGAGTGGTACCGCAGCATCAGGGCGGCCCGATAGTACC